CAGCCTGCATCCAGTGCCAGTCGGTTGTCGGCAATCACCAGTGCCCGCTTTTGCGCGACGGTCAGGTGGGCCAGTTCGATCACCGGCACCTGATCCAGGCCGAGCTTGCGCGCAGCGGCCAAACGCCCGTGCCCGGCGATGATGCCGTTGTCGCCATCGACCAGGATCGGGTTCGTCCAGCCGTACTCGACGATGCTGGCCGCGATCTTGGCGATTTGGCTTTCGGCGTGCGTGCGCGGATTGCGGGCGTAGGGAATCAGCGCCTCGACCTTGCGGTACTCGACGTTGAGCGTGTTCAAGATGGAAGTCCCAAAAGAAAACCCGCCGAGCGTTGCTGCCGGGCGGGTTGGGTGAAAGTAGATTCTGGATGGGTGGTAACTGCGCCTGGTGGTGGTAACCTGGGCCGGTAACCTGGCCGACTGGTAACCTTGCCCGCGACCTGACGCTAAAAAAGCGTCGCGCTCGCGCCTCCCGCATTGCGATTCGGGAAGGAAGGACCCCTTTTGCCTGGGCCTATCGCCTCAACCGTCACCGCTGTCCAGAAGATAGCTCGAATACTACGCTCGACCGGGGTGATTTGTTGCAGGGTCAAAAACCGCGCATCGCCGCTGACATGCTCGCACTGCTAACCACGCGCGCCAATTCACGCCAAAACCCTACGCCGTGACGACACCATTGAGTTGGTCGGCGACGGTCTGCAAGGCGCGGTGCCAGCGCCGCCACGCCGTCGTTCGGTCGCAGGCAAAACGGATCGTGATGTCGCGCCAGCCGTAGCGCTTGGCGCGCATCCACACAAGGTGGCGCTGCTCGACCTCCAGCCACTGCACCCACTTCATCGTCTCCAGCATCCGGTCGATAGCCTCGGGGTCGGGTGGGAAAGGTCGGTAGACGTGCTCGTCGGCAGCGAACGTTTCCCACTCCTTGCGCACGATGATGGGCCAGGTGTTGAAGTAGCCCTGCACACGCACGGGTGGCAGGCGTCGTCCGGTGCTGGCCGCCTCCTCGAAGCGTGCAGCCACGTCGTCGATTGTCCAAGTCCGGGGATCAGCCATGACGTGCCCCTCCCTGTCCGTAGAGGCGTTCGCCGATGCGCCGCACGAACTCGCGCTCGATGAAGTCCAAGCGTTCGTCGGCAGCGTTGACCACGAGGATGTGCTGATCGCGCCAGCCGCGTTGCTTCATCGCGTCGAGATCTGTGGTCTCGGGCTGGAGGCGACTCAAGGGGCAGCGATAGGTGGGCGTCGAAATCTTCATCTCACGCCTCCCGTTCCTGTGCGTGCTGCTTGATGGCCCAATGCAGCAGGGCCAGCGCGTCGGCCTCGTTGTCGTCGGTCGGAGCGTGACCACGGGCACGGGCAGACGCCACCATCTCGTCCTTGCTGGCATTCCCTTTGCCGGTCGCGTGCTTCTTGATCGTGCCGACCGGCACGCCCTGGTACGGGATCTGGTGGTGCTCGCACCATGCGGTGAGCGTGGCAAGGAACCCGCCGTAGGCGTGGGCAGCATCCGTGGAGACGTGGCGTCGCACCTCCTCGAAGTGCAGGCAGTCGATCTCGTCGCAGGACTGCTTGATCTCGGTGAGCCAGCGTTTGAATCGCAGGAAGCGCATTCCGCCGCCTTCGAAGCGCTGCGGCCGGAAGCTCTCGGAACCGCTGGTGATGTGGCCGTCGCTGCCGCGCAGTGCCCAGCCGGTCATGGTGCCCAGATCGAGGGCGAGGATTGTGGTGGTCATGGTGTCAGTCCTTGTTTTGGCTGGTCTGACGGATCGGACGGGTCGTATCGAAACCTTCCATGAGGCGCGCGCACGCGCACGTGTAGGAGTTACGACGTAGTCCGTCCGATCCGTCAGACGCGGTTGTGTCAGTCATCGGCGTGAGGGGTGTAGGTGGGTGCTGGCGGGTACTTGAGGCCAATGCCCTGAAACCCGCGCAAGCCCATGCCGTTGCGCCATTTGTCCAAGCCCCGGTTGAGCAGCAGATCGGCAAAGCGCTTCTGCGAACCGGTGAATTCGCCCGCTGCCTCTGCCCACGGCTTCCAGTCGTTGAACAGTTCTGCCGTCAGCGACTTGGCGTTGGCCTCGCGCACGCAACGCTCATCGATCCAGCGGCCCAACGCATCCTCGGCTTCGAAATACTCCTCGGTGGCGTCCACCACCCGCTGCGGCGGGGAGAGTCGTCCGTGGCGTTGCCAGTCGAGGCAACCCTGCACGGCCCACGCCAAGATGCCGTCACGTTCGGCCAGGAGTTTCTGCTGCAGGTTCTTGTCACGGCGCTCGGGCGGCACGGTGATCGTGAAAGGGATCAGGTGCAGCCTGCGTTTCATCGCCTCGTCGATGTTGCGAATGGCGGGCCTGTGGTTGCCCGCCACGAACAACTTGAACTGCGGGAAGAACTCGAAGAAGTCCTGGCGCATGAAGCGCGCAGAGATCTTGTCGCCACCAGTCAGGTTCTTGAGCTTGGATTCGGCCCAGCGCTTGCCCTGTTCGGTTTCGATGGCCGCCACGAAGCGTGCGCCGCGCAGCCCCGCCATATCGGTCGGGTGCCGGTCGGTGCGCGTCTCCATGAAGGTGTCCATCGGCGCATTGGTCGCGTAGTCGCCGAGGATGGTGGCCAAGGTGTTCACGAACACCGACTTGCCGTTCGCGCCCGTGCCGTACAGGAAAAACAGCGCGTGCTCCTGCGTCGAGCCAGTCAGCGCGTAACCGACCATTCGTTGCAGGTAGGACTGAAGTTCCTTGTCGCCACCCGTGACCTCGTCGATGAACTGCTTCCACGTCGGGCAGTCGCCGCTGGGTGTGGCTGTGGTGATCTTGGTCATCCGGTCGGCGCGCTCGTGCGGGCGCATCCGGCCTGTCTTGAGATCGACCACGCCGCCCGGCGTGTTGAGCAGCCACGGATCGGCGTCCCACTCGTGGGTGGTGGCCGCGTGCCTGCGGTCAGCGCGCGCCAGCCGCTCCACACCACCGACCGTGCTGGCGCTGGCGAGCTTCGCCGCGACCTTGGGGTTATCGGCGCGCACAGCCGTCTGGCGGCAGACGCTTCGGATCAGGTCGGTGGCGGCCAGCGTGTCCTCGGTGCGCCAGCGTTGGCCGTCCCACACCAGCCACTTGCCCCAGCCAGCCACGTAGCGCCAGTCACGGTGGTAGCGGCGTGTGAAGGACAGCGCCAGCGCGTCCTCCGTACCCCAGACGGATTCGTCGCTGCTGACCACCGGATCAATGTCATCGGCCACGTCGTGCATCTGCAAGCGTGGGCCGTGGGTGAGAAAGGTGGCGACATCGAAGCCCTCGGCAATGGCGTCGGCCACATCCCAGCCCTCGGCGGCCTCTTCGGGCGGATAGAGGACGTGGCAGGATTTGGCCCCCGCCGACAAGATGGCCTGTGCCGCCTGCGTGGCGTACTCCCAGCCCGGCTTGTCGCGGTCGGGCCAAATCAGAACTGCCTTGCCGGACAGCGGCGACCAGTCGGTCTTTTCAACCGGGGCGTTCGCGCCGTGCATCGCCGTGGTGGCCACGATGCCCGCGTCGATCAGGGCCTGCGCGCATTTCTCGCCTTCGACCAGCACCACCTGCGCGGCACTGGTCATCCCTGGCTGGTTGTAGAGCGGGCGCGGGTCGGGCGGTGCCATCCTGCGCCGCTTCGCATCCCAGGGCCGGAACTGCTTCTTCTGCCCGGGCGGGTCGTAGCGATAGACGACAGCGATGAGATGTCCCGCCGCATCGCGGTAGTCCCACTTCGCGGTGGCCGGGCCGAGGTCATCGACGGGAGCATCCTTCTTGCTCCTGCGCGCCAGAGTCGCCGGAGCACGCCCGACCAGTTCGGTCGCGGTATCGAGCACGCGTGGGAAGTCGGTGTGCGCATCGATGCCGAGGTGGGCCGCGATCAGGGAGAAAATGTCGCCGCCGTCGCCAGTGGCGCGATCCGTCCACAGACCGGTCTTGTCACCAGTGAGCACGACTTCCAGGCTGTCACCCGGACTACCGAGCACGTCGCCGATCAGGAATTTGCCACCGCGCTTCTTGCCTGCAGGGAATAGCGTTGCCAGTACCGATTCCAGCCGCGAGAGCAATGCCTCGCGGATTGCATCGCGTTCGGCATCGAGGCCACGAGGAGCGGGCTTTTGCGTGTCGTTGAAATCAAGCATCCGCAGGCTCCTCGCCAGACGCTTGCTGCCCGACGATCCACGCTTCCAGCTCTGCAGGCTTGAACCGCACGAGCTTGCCGACGCGGTAATGGGGAATGCGACGCTGCTTGCGTTCCTTCGCTTGCGAGAGCCAGTACGAGGGCAGGTTGAACATCAGTGCAGCCTGGCGTACGTCGATCAGTTGCTCGCCGAGCACATGATTCAAAGTCGTGGAGTTCATGCTTGTGTCCTCCAGCAGCGGTCTTGCCACGCACACATCCGGCACTCGAAGTGGGTCGGGTCGTTGAAGGCGCGCGGCAGGAGCTCGCCCGCCTCGGTGGCCGTGATGACCTTCACCGCCCGATCCGACATGCGCTGGGCCAGCGCCGCGTCAAAGGGCACGAGCTCGGTGTAGATCTCCATCGTGTCGGCGTTGAGGGCCGTGAAGATCGCCGGGTGCTCGTGCAGTTCGAGATAGGCTTGGTAGATCGCCACTTGCGCGGCGTAGATGGGCTTGGAGATGACCAGCCCCTTTTTTTCCAGATCGCTCCAGGACTTGTTGCCCAGACATTTGCATTCCCAGAGCGCGGGATAGGCGAAGCCCTCGGGGCCCGCGACGATGACGCCGTCGACGTGGCCTTGCAGGCGACCGTCGGCCACCGAGAAACCGAACTGCTCACCGTCTGACTTGCGGGTGCGCAGGTCGAAACCCGCGTCCCGCAGCCACGCCACCATGCAGTCCTCCATGACATGGCCACGTTCGAAGATGCGCAACATCCGCCCCGGGGTGTCGCGCCCGTGGTCGATGGGAGCCTTGGCGTACTCGAACTGCAGCGCGCGCTCGCAGGCCACGCCCAGACGCGAGGCACCAAGGTACTGGCGCTCAGACTGGCGGGCGCGGGCCTGCTGTATCCCGGCGTCCACCAGGGCGGTGACCTGGCCCGAGATGCTCGATGAGGAGTTGAAGTCGATCATGGCTTCTTCCCCTTCGGTTCTTCCCAAGGCAGGTCGTCCTCCAGATCCGCGAACGCATTGGCGGCGTCGGGTGCCAACGGATCGGGTGCGGGCGTCATGCCCCGCACCGGCGGGTACTTGGTGGCCTCGTGGTGCGCGACCATCGCGTCCGACCAGCAGGTGACGATGGCGTCGATCACCTGCAGCGCCTCGGCTTCGGAGTAGTCACCCAGCGGCTTGGCGAAACCGATCTCGCCCGCTGATTCGCCGAAGGCCTTGAGGCACTTCTTCATCGCGGCCAGTTCGACATCAGACGGATCGATCATGGGGACCCCCTTGATATCGGTGCGACCTTCCTTGGCGCGCTGCCAGTTGCCGTACAGCGCGTGGAACGCGTCCTGGCAGCGACGGGAACAGAACACCCAGTCGATGGGATAGCGCCGGGGATCGCCCACACCGTGGCGGTTGTCGGTGTGGCCGTAGCCCCGGGCCTGTCGTTTGCAGACCCAGCATTTCATCGCCCCCTCACTGAGCCCAAGACGGCTTGCCCGTCACCGGTGCGCGTTGCGGAACCGGTGTCTGATACGCGGGCGCGGCCTGCACCGGAGCGCCGGACGTGCCGCCGCCCGAAGCCTTGGGCGGCACGCCCATCAACTTGGCGTAGTCGGGGTGATCCGGTTCGACCGCCACCTTCACTACGTTGCGGTCTTGGCCCTTGCCGTCCTTCTCGATGTCGACGCGGGCCAGAAATTCCAGGCCATCCAGTTCGTGGAAGCCCTGGATGCGGCGCGCGGCGGCAGCCTGCGGACCGTTGTCCTCCGGGTGGACGTTGCGGGCGCTGTTGAGCGCGGCGCGGATGAAGCTGCGCCCCATCTGACCCCAGGTCGGGCCCTTCTTGGAGAGCAGGCCGATGTTCGACCACATCTTGCGTTTGGCATGGTCGCCAGCGGTGACCACGAATTCGGCGGCGAGATAGATGGAACCGGTCTCGAAGGACTCGGTGGCGTAGCCGCCGCCCCAGCCTTGCTCGGGATCGTCGTAGCCACCGGGCTTGATGGTCATGCGCACCGGGACAGTGGTGCCCTTGGGGATCAGATCGAAGCCGGATTGCTGGGCGTCGGCGTCGTTGAAGTCATTCCATGCGGTCATTGCGATTACTCCTGAGATTCGATGTGTGTGGGGGTGGCGGCGCTGGCGGGCG